CGCGACACTACCGCGCCAAATGCTATGTGGAAAAAGCGACCTTATGGCCAGCTGGCGAAGTGTGCTGAGGCTCAGGCTCTGCGTAAGGCATGGCCTGAAATTGGCCAGCAGCCCACTGCCGAAGAGATGGAAGGTAAAACGCTGGAAGTGGATGCGCGTGACGTAACGCCGCGAACCACGACAGAGGCGCTCCCCCTGGTGGCCAGTGAGGAAACGCTGCAGGCAATTACCGACCTCCTGACGTCCCTGAATAAGGACTGGGAGCAGGACTTCCTGCCTCTGTGCAGCAACATCTTCAAGCGTGACATTTTCCAGGCATCACAGCTCACCGAAGAAGAAGCGCAGAAAGGCTTTAGCTTCCTCCAGAAAAAAGCGCAGGTGGCAGCATGACACCAGAAATTATCCTTGCACGCACTGGCATTGACGTTACCGGCGTTGAACAGGGTGATGAATCCTGGCACCGCTTACGCCTGGGCGTGATCACCGCCTCGGAAGTCCATAACGTCATTTCGAAGCCGAGATCAGGCACCAAGTGGACTGACATGAAAATGTCTTATTTCCACACGCTGCTCGCAGAGGTATGCACCGGCGCGGCGCCGGAAGTTAACGCCAAGGCGCTGGCATGGGGAAAACAGTACGAGGCAGACGCTCGCACCTTGTTTGAGTTCACCACCGACGTGCAGGTAACCGAGTCGCCAATCCTCTTTCGTGACGAAGGCATGCGCACCGCCTGCTCACCTGATGGCCTGTGCAGTGATGGCCGCGGCCTTGAGCTGAAGTGTCCTTTCACCTCTCGCGACTTCATGAAATTCCGGCTTGGCGGCTTCGAGGCTATCAAATCCGCCTACATGGCCCAGGTGCAATTCAGCATGTGGGTAACCGGGAAGGATGCCTGGTATTTCGCAAATTATGACCCTCGCATGAAGCGAGAAGGCATTCACCACGTGGTTGTTGAGCGCGACGACAAATACATGTCCGACTTCAACGAAATGGTGCCGGAGTTCATCAGCAAGATGGATGAATCGCTGTCGGAGATCGGTTTCACCTTCGGGGAGCAGTGGAAATGAAACATTACCGCGACGCCATAACCGTAGGGAAAGTGAAGTGCATGTACTCCGTCCTTCATCGTGGCTGGCTAATGCCATCTGGTGAAGTGGTAAGAAACCCGTTAAAGGCTCAGCGGCTGGCTGAAGAGCTGGACACGAAAAGAGGTGCGCAATGAACCGCTACTCACTTATCTATGCTGACCCGGCCTGGTCTTACGGGAACACGATCAGCAACGGCGCCGCCGTCGATCACTACCCCACCATGAGCTTGCTCGATATGAAGCGGCTCCCGGTATGGGAGCTCGCCGCGGATAACGCTGTGCTGGCGATGTGGTACACCGGCACCCACAACCAGGAGGCGATCGAGCTGGCCGAGGCCTGGGGCTTTACGGTGCGCACAATGAAGGGTTTCACCTGGGTGAAGTTCAACCAGCTGGCCGAGCTGCGCATTACCAAGGCTCTGGCAGAGGGAGAGGTTGCAGACTTTTACGACTTCCTCGACCTGCTGAATGCCGAGACGCGCATGAACGGTGGCAACCATACCCGCGCCAATACCGAAGACGTGCTGATCGCCACCCGCGGCGCCGGTCTGGAACGCAAGCACGCCGGCATTAAGCAGGTGGTCTACAGCCCACTCGGCGCGCACAGCGAGAAACCGTGGGAAGTTCGCCACCGTCTGGAGCTGCTCTACGGCGACGTGCCTCGGATTGAGCTTTTCAGCCGCAGCGGTGCGCCAGGCTGGAGCCACTGGGGCAACCAGTGCACCACCGCTTCCGTTGAGCTGATCCCCGGATGCGCCATCGACGTTGTTAAGACGGAGGCAGCATGAGCGCGGCAGCTTACTACAACGAGATTGACCCATTCGCGGCGCAGTGGCTGCGTAACCTCATAGCCGCCGGGCATATCGCCCCGGGCGAAGTTGACGAACGGAGTATTGAAGATGTCACACCTGACGACCTCAGAGGATTTACCCAGTGCCACTTTTTCGCCGGGATTGGTGGATGGTCATATGCTCTGCGTCTGGCCGGATGGCCGGATAACAGACCGATTTGGACAGGAAGTTGCCCATGCCAGCCTTTCTCCTCGACTGGCAAAGGCGCTGGGTTTGGTGACGACAGACATTTGTGGCCAGCCTTTGGCTGGCTTATCAAGCAGTGCCGACCTCAGCGCATCGCTGGCGAGCAAGTTGCAGGTGGTCGTGCGGATCCATGGTTCGACCTTGTACAAAATGACGTGGAAAGAATGGGCTACGCCTTCGGGCTTACGCCGTTCCCGGCTGCGGGTGTCGGGGCGCCGAACGAGCGAGAGCGGGCCTACTGGGTGGCCGACGCCAACCTGCAATACGAATCCACAGCCAGAAACGAAGCGCGGACTGCAGAACCTGTCCGGAGCGGTGAAATTATCTGGCTGGCAAACTCCGCTCGCGAACGACGCGACGGGGTCGACCCATTGCTACAGCGGAAAGAACCCGGACGGTACTCCCAAAGTCTGCCTGAAATTACCGGGAACCGTTCTACTGACGGGTTGGGTAACTCCAACGTCACGCGACTGGAAGGACTCAGCGGGAATGACGGCGCAGCGGGACGGGAAGGAACGACTGGACCAGCTGCCGCGCCAGGCGTTCACCTGCGGGCCCTTGAGGTTAACGGTTTTTGGCGAGATGCGGACTGGCTCTTTTGTCGAGATGGCAAATGGCGTCCAGTTGAACCCGGCACATTCCCGCTGGTTGATGAGGCTGCCGCACGCCTGGGACGAGTCGAGCCCGGGGTGGCAAGAGTGGCAAGCAGCAACCGCGTCGGCCGCCTGAAGGGTTACGGCAACGCCATAAACGCACAGGCAGCTGCGGCTTTCATTCGAGCTTATATGGGGGTCGCATGACGCCAGAAGAAAAAGAAAACGCTCTCCGCGCCCAGGCTCGTCGCTGCGCAGAAGAGATAACCAAAGCGATGAGCGTAAAGCCTAAACCGAAGTGGAACGCTGTATGCCCCCCCATCCTTCGCAAGCACTACGAGAAGGTAAAGCCGATGGGTGTCAGCCTGGTGAAATTTGTCAGTGTTATTGGGCGGCTGAGCGGCCGCTACGGAGTGGAATCATGAAGCTGAAAATGTATACCCCATCCGGGTCTGTAATCGTCGAAACCAACGACGTAGCCCAGTTTTACCCGGACGCTGAAAGCGGCGGAGAGCTGACCACAATCGAACTGGTTTCGCCAACCGGCGGCCATGGGAAGGTGGCAGTAAAACATAGCTTCCACCAGGTGGCTGGCGCTCTCGCCACGGCCTGGAAAATGGATGAAGACAAGGCAGGTGCAGCATGAGCAAATACCCAAGAGTCGGCAGTGTTGCCGCCAAAAGCAAAAATACCTCTGCCAAATGCAAGTGCGGTGCAGTTGCGAAGTTTAAAACCACGGTGGAAGTAAATGTTTTCCGTGGTGACGACGAAGTGATCTGGTCTTGTAACGAGCATAAAAAAGACTGTTCATTTTTGGTCGACTGGCAAGGCGGTGCAGCATGAGCAAATACGTAAATCTTGATATCGCGATAATGAGCAAGCTTAGCGAGACACCCTCTCCATTCAGCCGCCTGTTCTCTGGTGACGTAGGGGCTGAGTGCGTCGATATAGCGAGGGATGAAGGGGATAAAAAAGAGCCGTTCCGCATCCTCGACCGCCGATTACAGGCCTTGCGTAAATTGGGGGTGATTGCCCATGTGAAAGGTAAAGGATGGGTGAAGTTATGAGCTCAGAAATCATCGATCAGGCCAACGAGCTGGCAGAGCGCCGGCTGGAAATGACCATCCAGAACATGCGCATCAACCATGCGACGGTGTCGGCTACTCACTGCCGCGACTGCGGGGAAGAGATACCCGAGCGGCGCCGGGAACTGGTGGCGGGCTGTCAGCGCTGCGCTGACTGTCAGGAAGAAGAGGAATTACGCGGTAAGCATCGGAGGTGATATGGCATCTGACAAACCGATAACAGCACAGCAGGCCGCCGATTTGCTCATCGTGTCTGCGCGGGTGATCTACCGCCTGATTGAGTCTGGGGAGCTCGCCGGCCGCAAGGTCGGCAACAAGTACAGAACTACTGAGGCGGCGTGTATTGCATATTTGAAAACCCCGCGCGATCCTGTCATCGCGAACGCGGGTGAACATAAAGGAGAAGTTTTATGTCAATCACCCTCAGGGGCGGCGTGTGGCACTGTCATTTCTTTACGCCGTCAGGAAAAAGAGTTAGGCGATCTCTTGGCACGGGGGACAAAAAGCAGGCTCAGGAGCTCCACGACAAGCTGAAGGCGGAAGCGTGGCGGGTTGACCAGATCGGCGACCTGCCCGTCAGAACCTTCGAAGAGTGCTGCATCCGGTGGCTGCGGGAAAAGGACCATAAGCGATCGCTGGATGATGACAAAACCAAAATTGAGTTTTGGCTGCAGCATTTTTCCGGCCGTGATGTCTCGAAGATAACGGCGGAGGAAGTTCACGAAGCCGTTAACGGGATGATCAACCGTAAGCACCTGCAGGTGTGGGAGAGTAAACGTGATGCCGCGGTGAGGAAGGATAAGCCTGTTCCGGAATACAAACCACGGCAGGTTTCGCAGGCTACGAAGGCGCAACACCTTTCCTTCATTCGTTCCCTTCTCAGGGCCGCGGCGAATGACTGGGGCTGGATAAAAACAGCTCCTGTTATCAAAACCCGCAAGCCGATCAGTAAGCGGATACGGTGGCTGACCAGAGAAGAAGCTGAGCGGTTGATCGAGTGCATGCCGGAGAGCATTAAGCCAGTGGTGATATTTGCACTGGCAACCGGCCTGCGCCGCTCAAACATCATCGGGCTTGAGTGGCAGCAGGTCGATATGCAGAGAAAGGTTGCATGGGTAAATCCGGAGAACGCAAAAGCGGGCAAGGCGATTGGCGTAGCTCTGAATGATACCGCATGCAGGGTATTAAGGGATCAGATAGGGAAGCATTCCCGATGGGTGTTTGTTCACACGACGGCAAAGCATCGCCCTGATGGAACACTGACGCCCGCGGTTAGAAAAATGCGGGTGGATGACAATAACGCCTGGCGCGCCGGGTTGAAAAAAGCGGGGATCGAGGATTTCCGTTTTCACGACCTCCGGCACACCTGGGCGAGCTGGCTAATTCAGTCCGGAGTCCCGCTTTCTGTACTGCAGGAAATGGGAGGATGGGAGAGCATCGAGATGGTGCGTCGTTATGCTCACCTGGCGCCGAACCACCTGACCGAACACGCACGGAAAATTGACGCCATTTTTGGCGCTAGCGACACAAATACGACACAAGGAGGAAATCAGGCTGGCTTAAAACTGGCGTAAGTTATTGTTTCTTAATGGCACGCCCTACAGGATTCGAACCTGTGACCTACGGCTTAGAAGGCCGTTGCTCTATCCAGCTGAGCTAAGGGCGCCCTGAGAAGCGAGTGCTTCGCGGAGTGAAACGCCTGGAATTATACGGTCCACGTCCGTTGAGTCAATCCATTTTGCCAGGAAACTGCGGGGCTTATACGATGCTGGCGAAATATCCCTCAGCAACTGTACAAGAAGCATACCACCGGAGCTCATGCGCGCGAAAATTCACTTAGTGGCCAGGCGCAACACACCAATGACCCTGGACTTAACAGGGTCAAAACAGGCTAAATTCACCGCAGACAGGATAAAACAGCAAACGAGGACTGACAGCGAGGCCCGCTTCTGACAAAATATCCTCATCCCCCTTTCGTAAAGATACAGATGGAATCCTCTCTCTGATGGCAGCAAAAATTATTGACGGTAAAACGATTGCGCAGCAGGTACGCTCTGAGGTTGCGGAAAAAGTGAAGGCTCGCGTTGCGGCCGGAAAACGCGCCCCTGGGCTGGCCGTCGTGCTGGTCGGTAGCAACCCGGCCTCGCAGATTTATGTCGGCAGCAAGCGCAAAGCATGTGAAGAAGTGGGCTTCGTCTCCCGCTCTTACGATCTCCCGGAAACCACCAGCGAAGCCGAGCTGCTGGAGCTTATCGACACCCTGAATGCCGATAAGACCATCGACGGTATTCTGGTTCAGCTGCCCCTCCCCGCAGGGATCGACAACGTCAAAGTACTCGAGCGCATCGCGCCGGATAAAGACGTCGACGGCTTCCATCCCTACAACGTTGGCCGCCTGTGCCAGCGGGCGCCGCGCCTGCGTCCGTGCACTCCGCGCGGTATCGTGACCTTGCTGGAACGCTACAATATCGACACCTACGGCCTCAATGCGGTGGTCATTGGCGCGTCCAATATCGTCGGTCGCCCGATGAGCATGGAGCTGCTGCTGGCCGGCTGCACCACCACCGTGACCCACCGCTTTACCAAAAACCTGCGCCATCACGTCGAAAACGCCGACCTGCTGATCGTTGCAGTAGGTAAACCGGGCTTTATTCCTGGCGAGTGGATTAAAGAAGGGGCGATTGTGGTCGATGTCGGCATTAACCGTCTGGAAAGCGGCAAAGTGGTCGGCGACGTGGTGTATGAAGACGCCGCCGAACGCGCATCCTACATCACCCCGGTTCCCGGCGGCGTTGGCCCGATGACCGTCGCCACCCTGATTCAGAACACGCTGCAGGCGTGCGAAGAGTATCACGACGTTGAGGAGGCCTGA